CCAGATCAAAGTGTAATCAGTTCGTTGTGGACATCGGAGACGTATCTTATTGACTAAATGAGGGCAAGAATGAAGTATTCTCTATTTCTATTATTGATTATAACACTTACTACCGGATGCGCTTCTTGGTGGAAAACTGACGTTGTGGTATCCTACGAGCCTCCAAGGTGTGATATTATCTGGGAGTCGGATGATCGCGCAGAATTAATTGCCTTTATGGACAGCGAGCTACCATCAGATAAGGTATTCGAGAAGATTGCCGAATATCGGCGGTATTGTAACGCTGTGAATGATTATATCAACGGAGCTGAGTAGAAACACTTGACATATGTGCTTCGCGTGATTATACTTTCAGCATGAAGTATATCGACGTAAAATATCTTCGGCTACTGTCCCCGCAGCTCAATCTATTTACCGATAAAGGCAATGATCTGTTCAACTTTCGTTGCCCTATCTGTGGTGACTCTGAACGGGATCGAACTCGTGCGCGGGGGTATGTTTTTCCTGCGGACAATCGCCTGATCTTCAAATGCCATAACTGCGGTGACAGTCGCGGTATTGGCAATCTTCTACGTTCGGTTGATCCTCGTCTTGCTGACGAATACCGAATGGAGATGTTCGAGGCGAAGTTCGGCAACAAGCCACAGAAGAAGTCTGTGGAGAAGCTGATCACTCCAGCCCCTCTCTTTCAATCAAACTCGCCATCAAAGGTGCTGCTTGCGCTCGATGGTGTAAAAAGACTTTCTGATCTTCCAAACGATCACGAAGCGTGTCAGTATATGCGTTCGCGCAAGATTGACGATTTAAGTGGGCTTTTCTATTGTGACGATGATAACGTGCTGGAGAAGCTGTCTACTGCTTATATTGGAAGGATTAGAGGAGGGGTGTCAAGAATTTTGATTCCCTTCACAGATCGGACTGGAAACCTTGTCGGATTGACTGGGAGAGCCTTGTCCCCCGACGCATTGCGCTATCTACATATCAAGATTACCGAAGATCCCCTGATCTATGGGCTCGACAAGTGGGAGCCTACGGAGTATACATATGTTGTAGAAGGGCAGTTCGATTCGATGTTTCTTCCCAACGCCCTGGCTGTTGGTGGATCTGATCTCGCCAAGATGACCGAGATTGTTGATAAGCACAATACGGTATTTGTGTTTGACAACGAGCCTCGCAATCGCGAGAATATAAAGAAACTAAGAAAGCTCGTAGCTGAGGGGTATTCTGTTTGTGTCTGGCCGAGCCAGATTGAGCAGAAAGATGTAAATGATATGGTGATGGCTGGCATCGACGTGAAGAAGATCATTGATCTAAATACGGAACGTGGTCTGAGTGCGGAGCTGGCAATAAATGATTGGAGTAGATAATGAGAGCTGAGTATGTGGATCACATGGGATCTGATCTAACCGTTGTAAATGCTGCCCGGGTTTCGTTCGATAAACACGCTACGGAGTTCTCTGCCAGAGACGAAAAGCTCATCAAATACTTAGCTTCGCATAATCACTTCACTCCCTTCACGCACCCGCAAATCACCGTGCGTGAGACTGTGCCGATCTTTGTTGCGCGTCAGCGTTTCAAGCACACCGTTGGGTTCACCTACAACGAGGTGTCTCGGAGATATGTTTCCGATGATCCAGAGTTCTTCATTCCCGAGGAGTGGCGAGCTTCTGCTGAAAATGTCAAGCAGGGATCATCAAGTGATGCTGTAGAGGAGCCGTGGTTGACTGAAGCTGTTGAAGCACATCACGAAATGTCATTATCCCTATATAAGAAACTCATGGAATCGGGAGTCTGTAATGAGCAAGCTCGTATGGTTCTTCCACAGTCCATGTATACCTCATATTATGTGACAGGATCATTATCTGCGTGGGCTCGCGCATATATACTCCGCGCTGAAAAAACAGCACAGAAAGAAATCCAAGAGCTTGCTCATATATGGGCGAGCATTCTTGTCCCCCTATTCCCAGCAAGCTGGGCTGCCCTTACGGAAGGAAAGTAAATGTCAGTCGATCTACCTACGCTCTACCAGTCTTACATTCACCTTTCACGATACTCTCGATGGCTCCCCGAAAAGAACCGTCGTGAAACTTGGGAGGAAACGGTAAAGCGTTATTTCGACTTCTTTGAATGGCATCTAGCTGAGAATACCACAGGAAAACTATCAGCGCAGACACGCAATGAGCTAGAACAAGCTGTATTGAATCTTGAGGTGATGCCTTCTATGCGTTGTCTGATGACAGCAGGTGACGCATTGGCTCGTGAAAATATCGCAGGTTATAACTGCTCGTATGTGGCTATCGACAATCTTCGTGCGTTCGACGAAGTGTTGTATATTCTGATGAACGGCACAGGTGTTGGCTTCTCGGTTGAGGAGCATTATGTTCAACAGTTAGGTATTGTGAATGATGAGTTCAATCAAACCGATACCGTTATTGTTGTTCCCGATTCCAAGTTAGGATGGGCAAAGGCTCTTCGCGAGCTTCTTGCCATGCTCTATGCTGGGCAAGTTCCTCGATGGGATCTGTCTCGCCTGCGACCCGCTGGCGCGCCATTGAAGACATTTGGCGGCCGCGCATCTGGACCCGAGCCACTGGACACGCTTTTTAGGTTTTGCGTGAACACGCTAAAAGGTGCGGCTGGTCGCAGGTTAACTTCGCTCGAATGTCACGACATTGTTTGTAAGATCGCAGAGTCGATCGTTGTCGGTGGTGTTCGTCGGTCTGCCTTGATCTCTCTGTCTAATCTTTCTGATGAAAGAATGCGACATGCAAAGACTGGGCAGTGGTGGGATACAGAAGGGCAGCGAGCGTTGGCTAACAACTCTGCTGTATATAATGAGAAGCCTGAGATGGGTATCTTCATGCAGGAGTGGTTGTCTCTCTACGAATCAAAGTCGGGAGAACGTGGTATATTCTCGCGTGCTGCTTCTATCAAGCAATCATTGAAGAATGGTAGACGAGATGCTGAGTGGGAGTTTGGAACAAATCCTTGCTCCGAAATTATTCTTCGCCCTCGCGAGTTCTGTAATCTGAGTGAAGTTGTGGTTCGCGCAGATGATACTGAAGAGTCGCTGAAGCGAAAGGTTCGTCTTGCTACCATTCTCGGAACAATGCAATCAACGCTGACCAACTTCCGCTTCATTAGTGCAGCATGGAAGAAGAACTGCGAAGAGGAACGATTGCTTGGTGTCTCGATGACAGGCATCATGGATTGCAATCTTACTAACGGTAAGAAGGTTGGATTGGCGAATCGCCTTGAAGAGCTTCGCAATGAAGCAATCAAAACAAATGAAGAGTGGGCAAAGAACTTCGGTGTCAACCAGTCTGCTGCGATTACTTGCGTCAAGCCTTCGGGAACCGTATCGCAGCTCGTGGATGCAGCGAGTGGTATTCATGCACGTCACAGCGAATACTATATTCGTACCATTCGAGCAGATAAGAAAGATCCGCTTGCGCGTATGATGGTAGAGAAAGGATTTCCGGTTGAGGATGATGTGATGCAGCCGGACCATAACTATGTTTTCTCGTTTCCCATCAAGTGCCCGAAGAACGCAATCTTTCGAGAGGATCTGACTGCTATCGAGCAGCTTGAGTTGTGGCTGACATATCAACGACATTGGTGCGAACACAAGCCTTCTGTTACGATCTCCGTCAAAGAACACGAATGGTTTGAAGTTGGAGCGTGGGTATACAAGCACTTTGATGAGATGAGTGGTGTATCATTCCTGCCATTCGTTGGGCACATTTATCAACAGGCTCCGTATCAAGATTGCGATAAGGAACAATATGAAAAAGTTTTGAAGCAGATGCCACAGAATGTAGACTGGGCCGATCTCGCCGAGTATGAAGTATCTGATCAAACCACAGGCAGCCAAGAGCTTGCGTGTGCAGCGGGAGGATGCGAAATATAATGGATGAATTGGATATTGACTGGGATGACATTGACCCAAGAATATGTCGAGCGTGCGAAGCGGAATTCATCGTTATTTTAGCCGATGATCTTTTGGAAGCGGATCATGCGTTTTGCCCGTTCTGCTCAGAGCCAATGATGGATTAGCCAATGTTAGTTGTAGGCATTGACTATTCTCTGACATCTCCTGCGATCTGTCTATATAATACAGACCATGAGTTCAAGTTTAGTAATACAAAGTGTCATTTTCTCGCAAGTAAGAAAATGCACGAAGCCTACGACGATGGCGTAATCATATCTGAAAACTACCCGAAACTCTGGACAACGGATGAGGGGAGATATAGTTCGATCGCATATTGGGCAGAACAGGTGATATTCAATGCGTTGGGTCTATCTTCAAACAATGAAATTTCTATCTTCATTGAAGGTTATGCTTTCGGTGCTTCTGGTAAAGTATTCCACATTGCTGAGAACACTGCCATACTGAAACATAAGCTATATAATGCTGGAGTCAGTTATGAAACTGTTGCTCCAACTGCGGTGAAGAAATTTGCAACAGGTAAAGGCAATGCCAATAAAGAGGCAATGTATGAAGCATTTGTTGAAGAGACAGGAGAGGACTTGATGATGAAGCTATCCCCAAAAGCAGATAAAGTAAACTCTCCGGTATCTGACATTGTGGATGCTTACTATATCTGTAAGTATGGAGTAGCATCCCTTCGGGATGCGTAGCGTAGCTACTACCTTATTACTATATCTACTTTGGTTTCGGCCGACTACATCTCTATATATAAGACAAAGACACAAAAAACACTTGCCAATTTCATAGGCAATCAAAATGGCAAGCATACCATTTTTGACTTATTTCAAAATGATTGTTGACATGCTCCGATTGGGAGCTATAATATGGAACATGATGAAGAACAGAAATTTCAAATGCGTTATTGAATGGCAGCTCAACTCAGCCGAAGGTGAGCTTGAACAGGCAAATCAAAGTCTTTTTTGGGCAGAAGAAAATGCTGAAAAGAGAAAGGTAGACAAGGCTGATGACGTGAATGTTATGGCTGGTATCGCTCGTGTGAACGCAGCACAAGTTCGCCTTCGGCGAGCAAAACAGTTAATGGCGGAGCATAAGTGTGAAACGCACGCCATTTGCGCCATTTTGAATAAAAGTAAAAATGGTAGTTAGTTTTTCTGTGTAGTTTGACTACATAGTAATAAGAACAGAGCGGACGGTGCGACGGCGCCC